TACTTAGCTTACGACTGTCCGGAAGTAATAGGTACTTCTCGATAGAAAGGTAGAGAGCTATTTGCATAAAATGCATGAGATACCATGAGGTGTAGAACCCCATAGGATTTCCTGTATTATATCGCAAATACCTATCTCCAATTTTATCGTAGAAATCCCGGTCACGCATGAGTGATACCCAGGCGTTACCGAGATCTGTACCAATTATCGCTACACATATTTCTCCGAGGAGATCTATAGGTATCGAATCCGTTGCAGTTGTCAGATCTTTGGAAAACGGAAAACTTGTTTTCGTCCATTCTCGGCATTGATCGATTGCCTGTTGTTGGTTCGCTGAACCATCAAAAGACCATCGTTTAACACCTAAGTATTGACGCAAATAAGTCTGTAATCCAATGAGTGCAGATTGCGTGAAGAAGTCCCCGGAGGCAAAGACTCTTTCTTTCCACCATGGCTCACCCTGTTTCAGGTTGAGACATGAATGGTAAGAATCCTTACCGTCGGCGGCCCTCGAATCTCGCATTTCTAGGAAGTCTGGATCTGTTTCATAGTCAGTTGTATGTATGCTTAGGGTTTCGTTCCCTAATCCTACAGACAGTTTTCTTATGTTAGACAGAATCGAACCACCATTCTCTTTGTCGGCGAGGAGTGCGATCATGTCGCGCCCCGCGCCTGCAATAGAGTGGCCGTTCGGACCATTCCTACCAGAAATGTGAATATTCCTTCGCGTTTTCTTTACTAAGTTAATCCGACCACGAATGTATCTTTTCGGAAACAATTCACGGAGAGTTTCTTCCCAACATTTTGCAAACTTTGGCATCGAGATGCCATAGGTTGAAAATTGTCGGAAATACGAGCCAGGGCTATGATCACCCTTGTAAAATATAGGTGGCTGCGCGGTGACTGATGACGTGTCATAAGTCGTCGGGCGGCACACATATAATCTTCCAAGGTTGAGGATAGTCAAGGCCAGTTGCTTTTCGTTAAAAGTTCCCGAAAGGAGCGTTTTAAACTCCCATAAGAACTTGGGTACCATATCTTCGTCCAAAGAGACGAACCGCATCCGAGAATCTGTCACCTGCGAAGCGTAACGCTCCGCCGATGAAAGGTATCTTTTCATTCGCTTTATCGCGTATATTTCTCCATGGTGGAGAGAGAGATGCTCAAATGTTCGCACGTAGTGCAACACTAGAGAATCTATCTTTACCACATCATATTGAAATACTCTCGATA